TTTCACTAGAGTGTTTAAATACGCCTTTGTTAGCGATTGTATATGCAGCAAAGGGTAAGTACTCAACCATTGCCCAATGTATCAGCATAGGCTTTATATGTACGTTTACAAGGCTTAAATAGTTTCCTGCTAAAGTGCCTGCTATTATATCAGCTTGTATCTTTTTAAATAAGTCTGTTCCTAAGTAGTTTTGTATATGAATGTCCTGAGAAATTTTAATATACTGAATGAATTTATCCGTATCTACGTTTCCGTTCATTGCAGTAAATTTTACTACGTCTGCTCTCCCTATTAATAATGCTTCTGCCATTATTGAAATCTTTTATTAGTTGGTAAAAAACCGTCATAATCCATATCGGCAGGACGCTTGGCTACATTTGATTTATTCTTTTCAGGCTTAAATCCTTTTTTCTTAGCTTTGTTTACACTTACTTCTGCTCTTGGGTTTTTAGCATCTGGAGTAACTCCTTTAGCCATATACGTCTTACGCATCCAAAAATGATGACAATCTCCACCACCTTTGAATTCCCAGATTGAATAGGTAGCGGTTTTACCCTTTGGCCCCCATCCTTTATTGACAGGTTGCTCTCCCATTTGCAAAATATCTTCTTTTCTATATATTTTCGCAGCACTAACCATTTTTTCACAAAAGTCCCTGCTATTTGATGAAGTTCTTAAAGGTGCATATTGATAACGGACTTTAAAATTAAAACCATCTGATTCTCCATCTTGTTTACTTTTAGCATTTGGTCTTGCAGAACCTGTTGAAGCCAAACCAATCATTTTATCTAATGCTTCTTCTTGTTCATAATCTACTTCACGCTCATCTACCAATTCCCATTCGTCAAGGTTTTCTTCTTCTCCTAATTCATTCAATAAATCAAAAGCTTCATCATCGTTAAAAGATTCTTCTTTAGAAAGTTTTACTCCAGTTTCTTCTTCTCTTGCTTCGTCTGTTATTGCATTATCTGTATCAATGAATTCAAGCGGTTGTAAGGTCTTGAAATATAATTTTAGTGATATACCATTAAAAGCTAGAATATCGTCAATACAGTCTATTAAAAGGTCTTGATACGGTCTTATAGTAACGTTATTAAATAGAAGGGATGCTGTTTTAATTTCGTCAGCGTTATTTCCTAGTCCGTTGTTACCAGTTCTTATTCCTAAAAGCAAAGGAGAAGTAATTCTATGGGCTACCATTAACTTATTTGAACACTCAGTAGACAAGTACTCATAATGAGCAGGAGCGTCATTTAAAGGAACGTCATCAATTGTAGTTTTGCTTTCAGCGTTGTTGTTAAATGCTATAATAACCTTTTCGCCATTTGACCCTGTAAGCTTACGCATTACATCGTTCTTAATACTTAACTGTTGATCTTGGTCAGGAATTCCGTTATTAAAATTTAAAATTTTCGTTCCGGAGAACCCATTCTGTACATCATTAATTAAAAAATCAGATACCTCTGATTCGAGTTCAGCAAAAGCAAGACCCCCTTGGTAATCCACAGGACAATAATAATCATATCCTGAAATGTATCTTTTAGCTATTTTAACTTCAGGTTCTTTACCGTTACCAAATCCAAATGAAGCAATTCTCTTAGGCTTGTCAGATGGTTTAATATTTACCCAATCTGGATGGTAGTAATAAGCTTCTATTTTTCCTTCTTCATTACATTTTTCAGCTCGTAATGTTTGACGTGGGAAATGTTCTGCTTTATATACTTTTTTGTCTTGATATGTAACTTGAAAACTTGCTTCTCCTAATAGTTTTAAATCTAAAGAAACCTTTCTTAAACAATCGTTAGAAAATATTGACCGCATTGCAGCATATTCTTCTGTCTTTGTTGAACTATCTAAAGCATCTAATCCTTTACCGTATATCATTGAAGAAACCCCTCCGATAATAGCGTTATTAGTTGTGCTATTAGTAAAAAGCTCAATCAGATATTGGTAGTAATTATTATCCGTTCCATAAGCTACCCATTCCTTTCTTTTATCTTCAGATATTTCAGGTCTGTTATAAGTAGATAAATTGATAACGTGAAGACCGCCTTCTTTTTTGTTGTTATTTCTTGCCATTATAAAACTATAAAATCATTAGCTGTTGTGTTGCTTGTATAAGCATTCTTATTCACGCTGTAAGTTGTTACATTTTGATTTGTGCAAAATACTTTGTCTTTAAAAACAACATTATTTCCGTCTTTAATTTCTAACATGTACATTGTATTTTCTTTTAGTGTTTTATTGTTTAAAACAAAAGCAGCACTATACTGATAATAATAATCTACAGCTGTAAAAGTTGTAGCTGTAGCTGAAAAGGCTTCAGAGTTTGAACTTTCATCTTTCATTTTTATAGTATATGTAGTTCCAGCAGTATATTCTCTAGGAATAAAACTAAAAGTTTGGTTATTTGTAGAGCTTTGAAGTATTACCATATTAATACAATAAAATAAGTTGTGTTTTGTTAAATAGAAAGCATAAAAAAAGGGGCAATTAAGCCCCCTTTAATCTTTAGTAAATACTAATTATGAATTAGTACCTTCAGTAATCGTAATAGTACCACTCAATCCAGCATAATCTGTTACACTAAAAGGAAAATCTACATCCTTAGTATCTGAATCCATAAAATTAGCTGGTGCTAACTCAGAAGCAGCAAAAGTAAGTGTATAGCCGGAGAGGTCTGCCATTGCAGCCCCAGTAACTATTGTTCCGCCATTGACATCTGCTCCATGTTCCGTACCCATCATAAATACATTTCCATTATAATCCTCAATTGCAATATGAGGTCTGTCATAAGCTAAAAGCTTAATTTCTTTATTGTCTTCTTTGGTCAATTTTTTAAAAGTTAAATTTAAAGTTTGCTCAAAGTAAGTAGTTCCGTTTTCACGAGAACTTGTTATAGCTTGTTCAAAGCTACTATTTCCTTTTAATTCGTATTTGTAAGCTGTTAAAGAATTTGCAGTACCTCCTATTTCAGTACCTGTTAAATTAGTTATTTCGTCATCTGTTAAAGTTACTGTACCTAAACTTCCAAAATCAAGAAAATAAATATTTTTCAATCCTCCAACCACATCTTTACAGGGGACTTTTCGCCCTTTTGTTAGGTCACAAGCCATAATTTTTTTTTGTATTAAAAAAGGGAGAGTAGGCACATCGGCTCACCCACCCTTTTTGATTATTTAAAATTTATTTATTAAGAGTAGAGTACGATATCAGAACCGATTCCGTAATTAACTCCAGCTGTAAATCTCATTACAACTCTTACATTCTGACTTCCATCAATGTCAGACATGTCAATGACCTTACATTCCTGAGTGTCATTTAGTAAGCCACAGCCAAAGTATAAGTTGCTTTTTTCAGCAGCTACCATTGTATTGTCAGCTAATCCATTTGCAACAGCGATTTTTACGCCATCAAACATAAGTCCACCACCGTTATACCATTGAGTCCCTTTGTTATCTGTACCAGCACCGCCTAAACCAGCTGCACCAAAACCTCCAAGAGCTCTTGTATAGGCACGAGCCACATTTTGAGATACATAAATAAACATATCTTCTGAAGTGTAAAGTGAAGAACCGATAGCATCAACAACAGCTCCAATTTGAGCAATTACATTTGCAGCAGTAACACCACCACCAACAGCAGCAACATCAGTTACATCAGCATCAGCAGTTAATAATTCTGTAAATCCACCAAACTGTCCGTTAGTTGCAGCAGCACCACTCCAAATAGATTGCTCAGTTCTTTGTGCTACTTTAGCAGCAACGTGACCAATTAAAAAATCAGCAAATGTAGGAGGTAAAGAATCAAAAGCAGAATAGCCCATAGATTCAGCTTCCCAATCTGAATGAAAATCAGACTTACATAATTGTAAATTAACTTGCTGAAAATCTGGTTTAAGAATTCTTTCAGTCAGCGTTAAAGTAGAAGTAGGGTCAAAGTCACAGCTTGAATTTTTCACAAGACCATCAGTTGATATCTTTTTTAGTACTTCTTGAAATTTGATATTTGGTTTTACAGTAATTAAACCGTTGTCCAAAGTTGCCCCACTTAAAAGAGCTGCGGATATGTATTGTCCTGCAAACTGTCCTGAGTATGAGGTAGTTAGATTGTTAGTAGTTGCCATCGTTTTTTATTTTATTTAATTAATTATTATGCTTCAGAAGCCCAGATTCCAACTCCAGCAGAAATCACCCACTTTGTAGTAGATAAAGCTGTTAGTTTAATAAAGTCTCCTAGGTTTGCAGTAGCTTTTGTGTTGATTATATCTTTTCCTGCAACACCACCTGAAACTGAATCAGCAGCAGCGTTTGCAATAGTTCCAACAACTGCATCAGCAGCATTAGGAGAAATAGTTATAATGTTGTTTCCATCAGCACCTGAATTTCTGAAAGTAAATTCCATTCCTAAGTTTTCAGCTAAAATTAAAGGAAGCGAAATAACTTTTGCATCTGTGGCAATGTTAAATTCTGAACCAGATTGATTAGCGTAAACGCTTCCAGTATCTGTTAAAGTGATTTGCTTAGAGCGAGCTCTTAACACATCATTACTTGTAGTAATTTTTGTAGACATTTTTTTTATTTTTTAATGTTAGATATTTTTGCAAGAACTCTATCCATTGTAGTAGTTCCACGTTTTTGTGAATAAAGGTTTAAAGCTCTATCCGCTTTTGCTTCAGGGTTATGGTTTACTTTTTCAACTTCTGAAAATTCTTCCTTAACTTCTGCAACAATATTTTCAACAGTTTCTTCAACTGATAATTCATCTTTCTTTTCAATCATTGCTTTGATTTCGTCAATCATAGATTTAACTTCTGCTAAGTCTTCTTTAGTTGCATAAGCCATTTCTTCTTCAGCTGCTTCAACTTCTTCTTCTGCAGGAGCTTCTTCTGGAGCTTCTTCAACAGCTTCTCCAATAGATTTAATAATTCCTTCTTCTTCAATAATCAGTTCTTGACCATCTTCCATTTTGTAGCTTCCAACTGGAAGTGCTACTTTGTCCTCTTCAGTTACAATAAAAACTTCTTTACCTTCAGCAAATTCTTCTGCTTCAATGATAGTCCCGTTTTCTAATGTAGCTTGAGCTAATTTAATTTCTTCGGATAATTCAACCCCAAGAACTTCTTTTACTTTGTTTAACATATTTATTGCGTTCATGTGTGTGGTTTATATTAATACAATAAACAAAGAATTGTTTTGTTGTATTTTCGTTTTAATTTATCTTGGTAATGTTTCCTATTCCTTGTGCTTGAAAGCTACCATCACAGCATTTTCTAGAATATTTTTTCCCATCTTTACAAAGACAACCTCTTTTGTCATTCTTAGGGCTTGGTGCATATTTATTATTTGAATCGTTATCCATTTTTAAAAAGGTCTTTTAATTTAGATAGTAATTGTTCAGCTGAAGCTTCTTCATCAATTTCTGCAGATTGTTTTACAGGCTCGTTAGCTCTCTCTAATTTGTCAGCGAAGTAGCCTTCAATAGAAAATCCTTTCACTTTTCCTGTTAAAATCCAGTCATTCCATACATCATCGTTTAAAACTTTCATTGAAAGCATCCAAGTTCCAATAGGTACATCTAAATCATAGAATCTGCTTTTGTCTTTTTCATCTTCTACTATCCAACTTTCAACAGCTGTTAAGCCAGTTAGTGGAACGTTGTGTTCTAGTGTAGAATTGTTTTGATTGCCTCTTATAAAAAATAACTCTGAAGCTTTCCTAACTGTTGATTTACTGAAATATATATAATACTCGTTGTCTTCGGTCTTTCGATAAATTGGTCTATTGGGGATTAGCGCTGCGCCCATAAGAATACGCTTCTCTTTGTTTACTTCTGCAAACTTGAACTCTTGGTTCTTCAATGCAATAAAGTCGCTTTCAATTGCACCTGATTCAACTAATGACACAGCCTCTATTCCAGAAACTTCATCTTCTTCATCTATAAATAATTCTATTATGTCCATATTAATACAATACTTTTTTAGTGTTTTTGTTATTTTTCTTGGTGGTTAATAAAAAAAGATGTATCTTAGATGTATAATTAAAAACAAATATTATCATGGAAGCATTACAAATTAACCAATTAATGAAAAACATCGAAGAAAAAATCAACATCTTAGAGCATAACTTAGATATGCCATTCGGTAGCAGACACGATAGAGCTAATAACTCTAACGGTCAGATTAAGACACAAATACACGCATTAAATAGAGCGTGGGACGATTTAGAGTTAGAATTTTCAAAATAAAAAAAACAGGGGGTTAACAACCCCCTTTAAAAACAAACAATATGAATTATTTTTGGAATCACGAGTATAGAAATGAAATGAGAGATTTAAAGCCATCTTTACAAAAAGAAGTACATGATACTTTTTTAGAGTTTGATTTAGAATTAGATGGAGCTTCAGATTTACACTATGAATTAATTTGTAGTGTAGTGGGAGATTATACTATTGAAGGAGAACATGAAAACGAAAGATTAAATAGATTAAAAAATTCCTATGAAACAAGTTAATAGATATACTAGAGCAGGACAAAAAGGAAAAGAAATTACTTGCCCAAAATGTTTAGGCAAAACTAGAGTTTACCATTTTAGTTGGTCTGCTATAACTTGTGGAACTTGTAAAGAAATAATTAATAAAAAAGAATTTACTTATGCCTAAAGAATCTTATACTTTTAAATTAGACTCAGAACTATTAAAGTCTTTAAAACAAAAGGCTAAAACTGAAAACCGAAGCTTTAATAATTTAGTTGAAACGGAATTAAAAAAATTAGTACCTAAATCTTAGCCTTTTATTTAACCTATTGATGCATTCTCTACTATGTTTCTATCTAAAGCTTGTGCATCAGTTACATCGTTAGACACTACAAAGGCTTTTAAGGGTTGTTTCTCGTCTTGCCCTATAGATTGTGCCAACTGATTTGTTTCAGACGCTCCTACAACGTTAAATGCAGGGGGAGCAGATGCAGCAGATACAGATAATCTAGGTGAAGATACAGAACCACCACCACCAGAACCACCCATTTTTGAAGCACTACCTTTTGCAGCATTTACAGCAGACTTAATAGAGCCAAATATTCCAGCAACTTGAGCACCAAAAGCAATTAATAAAGGAACGTTACCAGGAAAACCTTTTGCAGCAGTCTTCATAAAACCAGCTGAAGCATCTACTCCAGCTTCTGCAGCCTTTAAAGCAATTGCATTTAATGTAGCTTTAGCTGCTGCAATTTGTTCTTTAATTAACATTGCTTGTTTAGCTATAAATAATGCCCTGCCTATTTTTGATTCAGCTCCTGCTACAGATATTATAGTATCTAAGTTTGATAATGTAGCTTGTCTTATTTCTTCTTTTTGCTTTAACTCTAGTTCGTGGTCAGCAATTCCTTGTAATCTGTCTTTTTCTTTTTGTGCATCTTCAGCAGCTTTTTTGTCTGCTTCTCCTTCCCAATAAAGTAAGTCAGCTTCTGCAGCTTTTTTCTTTTCTTCAGCAGCTAATATTTTATCAGCTTTTTCTTTTTCGTTTACTATTTTTTGTGCTTCAAGAATTTCAGCAGCTTCAGTATCTCTAATTGCTTTTAGCCTTGCTGCTTCTTCTCTTTTTGCTCCTACAATTTGAGCAGTTACAGTTTTAGCTTTCATTAATCTAGCAGTATCTAGGTTAATTAATTCCGCTTTTAATGTTGCTTCAGCAACAAGGTCTTCTGTTCCACTTTCAGATGCTTTATTTTCTTCTTGTTTTATTTCAAGTCTAACTTGAGCGGCTGAAATTTCTTTATTTGTTATCTCTTCGTCTATTGCTGCGGCTTCTTCTAAAAATTCTATCCTTTGCTTTGCTGTAAATTTCTCTTTGTTTGCTGATTTGTCTAATAAATCTGCTCTTTTCTTGTTTGCTTCAGCTCGTTCTACTGTTAATTGTCTTTCTATTTTAATTAGCTCTGCCTGTTTGTCTGCCAAGACCCCCTGTATTGCAACCTCTCTTTTAGTTTCCTCTACAAAGTTTGCCATTTGGTCAGTAGCCTTTTTAAATGAAACAGCAGCCGCATCAAAACCTTCAGTAAATAAGGCAAAAACACTTTGGCTTAAGTTGTATAATATGTCGGTTACATTCCCTGCAATTACCCCTATTTGAGATAACATCTTACTTAGCTTGTTAGCACCTTCTTCACTATTCCCAAAGTTCTTGACTAAAGCAGCAATAGTTATAACTAAAGCACCTAAACCAGTTAAAAAAATTGCTTTCCCTAATGCTTTAAAGCTAAAAGTTCCTGCTCTAACAGCTTTAACCATATTTTTAAAACCAGTAACACCCCCTCCAGTAACTTTATCTATAGCAGTACCGAAAGACCCCATTTCTTTTTGGGTTTCTTTAGATGAATCGCCAATATTTTCAACCCCCTTATCTACTTTTTGTAAACCTTTTTCTAAACCCTTTAGGTCTTTTTCAGCTTTTCCTACATTAGCTTCTATTTCAATAGTTTTCTTTACTGCCATAATTCTAGTTTTAGCATTTTAAATCCTTCTTTAAAAGTGTCTGGTAACTTATGTTTGCCCAATGCTATATGAGTTAACTCTCCTATTTTCTTTTCTCGTTTTGCTATCTCTAGCATTTGTAATATATTTTCTATCATAGTTATATTCTTTGTATTGCATTGTCAGCTCTTACTAAGGTAGAGTCTGCTGTAACACTAGAGGTATCAATAGTTCTAGCTTCATCAGAACTGTTTTGGTTTGCTGTAGATGTGAAATCAATAGTTTCATTAATCAACTCAAAAGAGGAAAGCCCAGTAGCAAAGTTTGTTGTTAGTGTGTTTATTTTATATAAATTGCTAAACACAATTATCTTGTCTTCAAGTTTTAAATTTGAAATGACAGACATAGGAACGTATGCTTGAAATTTGCTTAACCTTCTTGATTGACTAAAAGCACCCTTAATAAATGTATCATAGTGAGTTTTGTATAAGGACTTATCAAAATTAGTTGCAAGCCATTCGCTTTGTTCAGCTCCAAAGTTTATTGTATTAGAATCTTCTTTTACTTTTACTGAATTTGAAGGAACAAAGTATTTAGGAACTGAAGCTGCTGTACCTCCTGCAACAGATAGAAAAGATATTGGCTCTGCATTTTCAATCTTATCTGCATAAAAGATAAAGGGCTTTCCTATATATGGCTCTAAGTTTGAATCAACAGAAAAACCCCATTGAATTGAAGAAGGAAGCAACCTTTCAAATTTTAAGTTTTCAAAAGGAAGCTGAACATTGTATGTGATACCTTCTGAAATACCAGAATTCTCATATGATAAATTACCCCATTCAATATTAAAATTCTTGTTGTGATTATAAGCTAATAATGTTTTTGCTTCTTGATATTTAAAATTGATTAAACTAAAAGGGAGTACGGTATTTACTTCAGAAGTTCCTTTGTCTAAATACTTAGTAATGTCATAAGTTGATGTGCTACTTGCATAGAAATCATCTAATGGTAAAACCTTAATTACATCATCTTCAAAATAAGAAACTAAATTGAACATCTTGAAGACACCGGTCAACAAGTCCATCACTTTAATTTTTGGCAATTCATTTAAGATGTTAAAATAAAAATCAGTAGTTGTTGTTATTTGAGCTTGTGCTGAAGACGTACCGCTTCTGTTTTCTGCAACATCTCTTACAAAAAATTCAAAGTCAAAAATAGCAGCATCTGTAGTAATTATTTGAAGTGTAAAAAATTCAGACCCTCCTTGTGGTTGGCTAAAAAGTTCAAAGTTATCATTGAAAGATATAGGAGTAGAGTTTCCTGTTTGCTCTGAACTGTGAGGAACATTGTTTCCTTCTCTTAAAATAACTTGATATTTGACTGAAGAAGCTGTTGTAACTTTTATTTCTATAAACCTATTAACCCCATTGTCAACAGTTCTGTTCCTAAATCCACCAGATGCAAATTCGCCGCCAAAAATTCCAGTTCTTATATTAGTATAATTTGTAACATAAATGCTATTTTGAAAATCATCACTTAATACACTTCCTTTTTTTCTATGAAGCCACATATATAATTTAGTTATGTCTTCATTTGTACTTTTTATAAAATCATTACTAAATTTAATGTTGTAATTTTCTTCAATCGCTCTAAGTAAAACGTAAATACTTATGGCTGGTTTAAGTTGATTATAAAGAACCCCTTTTGAAGCAGACCCATAATGTAAGTTAAAAGTTCCTGCTGTGTTTTGTGATGCATTATAATACAGTCTATCAGTATGAGTTATTAATGGAGCAACTAATCCTTGTGGAATTACTTCTCCAGCTATAGTTAAACTCTTTCCGTCTTGAAGTAATGTTGAAACTTCTGCTGCTGTAAAGTTAAAAGCATTAGACCCTGAAAGTGCAGATAATAAACTTAATTCGTCATCTTTAAAAATGTCTTTTAAGGAAGTCATATTTCCAAAGAAAGTAATCCTATAATTTACAGGTTTATTATCTTTCATCTGAACACCTTCAAGCTTAATATTCCCAACTTTAAATGGGGCGTAATTAAGTTCTAAAGTTGCAGGCTTTTTGCTTCTTGCATCAAACCCCTGTATGTTAAAATTATAGAAATGTTTAAACAGCTTGTTATTTACTCTAGAAGCAGGAACGTTAAAAGTTCTTGAATAATCTGTAAAGACTTTTTGTATGTCTTGTACATCTTTTAAACTTTGTTTAAGTATTACACTTTCATTGTCGTGTAGTTCTACTTGCTCTCCTTCTATATATAATTGTAATGAAATCATTATCGAACATTGTTTATCTTGTTAAAGGCAAACTCAAATCCTACTGTATAATCTATTAACTTGTCATTTAAAACTGTTTTAAGGGTCATATCCTTGCTTGAAATTATAACAGGTAGTGTTTTGCCCTCCCATCTTATCCAAGCGTTCTCTGATAAGAACAGTTCTTCTAATGCACTATTGAAATCTTCCTTTACATAACCAGTATTTAAAGTAATTTTAGTAGAACCGTTTACGTTATAGCGTTGTTTTTGACCATCATTAGTTCCATAAGTTAAGGTTGACGTGTTTATTATGTTTCTTTTGTATGTTTCATCTGTTACATTAAACCTTTCTGTAGTCTTTTTAAAGAAGTATATATCTTGATACGCTCCTAACTTGTTTATAAAGCTTACTTTATAGGGTGTAAATTTAGGTTCGCATACATTGTTAACTGTTACAGTCTTTAAAAGTGTAGAATCATTAGTAGCATAAACCTTAACTGTGTTTGTATTTGCAGGTATTGTTAAATATTGAATCTTTTGGTTGCTGTTTCCGCTGTCAGTTATTTGTGTTGTAGTAGAATCTATTATAACCTTACCAACACCTTCAGCAAATATTGGAAGTTTTCCTGCAGTATCTTCAGGTAGATACATATTCAAACTATTCTGTAATAAGTCAGTACTTAAAGCAGGGTTTATTTCTTCTTGGAAATCGCCATAACCATCAAAGGCTAGATAAGTAAAAGTTTGCGTTCCGTTTGATTCAAATAGTACCCCTGTTTCTGAATCGTAATATTGAACAACCGCAGAAACCCATTTAGTAGAACATACATAATCATTGTTGAAAGAACTGGTAAGGTAATCTTTAACAAGCTCCCCAATTTCTAAAACAATATTATCTTGGGAAGATATTCTGCTCTTGCTTATTTCATATTTTAAATCTGAACTCGTAAAGTTTCCCGAAGTTCCAGGGTAAACATATAATTTTAAATCTATTTTTTCTAAAGCCATTTTTTTTTAATTAAATTATACAAACCCTCCATCATAAGTACAGATATGTTTTCCTGTAGCTTGAACTACTCCGCCTTCTATCTTTAAAAAAGAAAATATTACAGTTCCGTCTACTTTTTGTAATGTTGGAGTTATAACAAATATTTGTCCATTACCTTGCAAGACAGAACCACCTACAGTAATTATTTGAGAAAAACTTCCTTGAGCTTGAGTAAATGATGACGCTGTTGTTTTTGCTTCAATATATGTTTCAAAAAATACTCCCGGTCTTTGTAGTTTACATATATCATCTACACTAGCAAATCCCCTACTTAAATAAAGCCCTGTAGTTCCAACTACTGGAATAAGTGCAGGCTGTAAAACTGGAACTGGACAAGGTGGTATAGTAACGCCATTGTTGCTAAATCCGCTTGATGGTGCAGTTACTGTAAAATATATAGTTCTAGGTGTTGGTGTTGTAACGGTTTGAAAGCCAGCCGGAGAATGTGAAACATAAGTCCCTAGCCCGACTTTGTCTGTAGGGTTTTGAATAGAACCTTGGTCAGAAATAAAAGGGGCTGTAATATCAGCATCTGCACAGGCAAAAGGTAAAAGAGTTTCAACTGCTTTTTGTGTGTAGGGAATATTACAATCAAATGTTCCTGAATTAGTATATCCTAATGGAATATTAAATCTATATGTTAATACAATAGTTCTATCAGAACCTGTATTATTTGCTCCTACAGTTAAACTAGTTGAGATGTCTGTTGAACCATAAAGGAGTTTGTTTAAGCTAAGACCGCCAAGCTGATAAACAGATTTCTTTACTGAACCATCTTGGTATATTTTACCACTATCAGCAATAAAATCAGGGTCATCACAATCAAAGGCTTGGCATCCTGCTGTACTAAACGAAAAAGCATTAGTTAAAGCTTCGCAACTTCCAGAAGTATTTATAGCTTGAAAAAGAAATTGTCCAGTAACGCAAGCAGTACTTGATTCAATTGTACAGATAACATTAGTTCCTGTGCCTGAAATCACAGCAGTTATAGAGCTACTTCCGCTTATTCTTTTTACGTTATAAGTTCCAATAGCTTCAGACCCTGCTGTAAATAAAGTATCTACATCTATTACTTGAGCAGCACCAGCAGTAATTCCTGAAAGATTTGAAGGCTGTGTGTTTACTGTAGGACAAGTATTATTATCACTTGGATTTTCTTGTGCAGTTTGAAAAGGTTGGTTAAATGTTTGAACACAATCAATAGTAGAATCTGATGAATTTGTATAATTAGCAGGAATTACTATTGTATAAGTAACGCTTCTAGGGATAGTTGAAGAGCCACTATTTGCTGGGAAACTAAAAACGCTCTGGTCTATTATAACTCCTTTTGATGGTAAAGGGTTGTCTATAAAACCAGAACTTCTTACTGCAAAATTTGAAAGTAGAGCAGTATTACAATCAAATATACCAAACGTTTGAGTTGGTTCTGTTAGGCTTAAAAAGAAGGGGCTTCTTATGTTTATTTTTGTACTCATTATTTTTCTGCTTTAATTGTATATTTCAAATAGTCTTCTACATCTAATCCGTATGCTTCTAAAACTTCATCAGGTAGCTTTTTAAATCCTTGTTCAAATGGTTTAGTAAAAAATAAACTAGGCTTAATACCTCTAGCATAAATATTGTTTGCTATTACATAAGCCAGAGACTTATAATTACCTTTTACATATTTTCCTTTTTCGTCTCTAAATCTTACGTTCTTTCTTTTTGCCCATTTTTCTAGACTTGCTACAAACTGACCCCATTTACCTCGTGCTGAACCTGTACCAAATCTGTAAGGAGAGTTGGGTGCTTGCTGTCCTGTTATCTTTGCGTTTGGCGAAACTTTGCTAGGGTCTTTACCTTTAACCCCTAAATCTTGAAATGTACCATAACCCAAATCCCAACTTAAAGAGATTCTTTTAGGGTTAACTTTTAAAACACCGTCAAGCTTTTTATAAAGCCCTTTAGAGTCATTCATTTTAAGCTTAGATAGTCTGGTTCTTGCTTGTTGTGCAACAAACCTCTTAAATTTTAATAACGCTAATTCAGTATTGGTTAACATACGGTCATATCATTTTGTACTATTACGTCAAAAGTTGCAGCCCATCCTGCTAATTTATTCTCGAAGCGGTCTACAAAAGGTTCACATCCTACAGCTCCTTCAACTTGGAATAAGTCAGTATATAAATCTCCCCTTTGTAGTAGTGCTAAAACCCGATTAAGGACTTCTAACTGCGTATTTAAAACGTCTTGTTCGTTATCATTACCCACGAATATGTCAGTTACTTCGTCTTTACTTTCATCTACTATATCCATAGCTAGAATGCTAATATTAAAAGTCATTGTATTAGAGCCTACATTACAATTGTTAACTATGATATGAGACAAAGGAAATATAGTTTGCTTATTTAAATCAATGTCATCTAATGAGCCAAAAGAAACCGTATTTACAAAAGGCTCTGCAGCTAATGCATCCTTTATCTTTTTTGTTACGTTATAAAATCCTGTCATCTATTCTTTATTAATTTTGCTTCTAATTCGTTCTTCTCTTTTTCAAATGCTAAATACATTAAGCACTCGTGAAAGTTTAATTTAGTGATATCTTCAAACCGTCTAACATCTCCTTTAGCGAGTCCATAGATTGATTGATACCACCCCCACTTTTTACCAAAGTTTGTAGCTGCTCCGTAGTTAGCTGCTTCGGTATTTCCTGACTCAAATAATTCAGGGTAGTTTTCAGTAACTCTTCGTTTAAATTCCAAAAAAAAAACATACATCCCATTACAACATTCAATGGCATTTGCTTCATTGTTTCAGCATTGTCTAAACCATTGTAATCTTCTATCTGATATCTATCCCCTTTATTTAATGTAACAGGTCTATAAAGAACTGCCATAGCCTTATGCATATTATCCCAGTCTGTAAAGTTTTCGTCTAGGTCTACATATTCTCCAAGTGTCATATCATCAAGCACAGGTATCAATCCAAACTTAATACCTCTATGAGTAAAGGTTGGAATTAAGTCTTGCTTCTTTTCAAAGAGGTTGTTTATATCGTTAAGGATTTCTTGAATATAAGTAAACTTCACTTTAGCTATATCTTGTAAATTAAGGTTGCAGAATATCTCAACAGTCTTATGCATTAAAAAACTGCTGTCTTGGTTTTCATCTGTATTTAACTTTGTAAACTTTTGGTACTGCTCCAATGTTACTTCAGATAAACAGCTCGGTATTAAAATTTCTACATCCATACTAATACAATAAAAAAAATTAGTTTTTGTATAAAATGAAAAAGAGCTACATTTATAATAGCTCCCTTTCTTCTAGTGTTATTTATATTCCTTATAAATCATTTCAAGTTTTTTCCAGACCCCATTTAAGAAACACGTATTACATCCAGTTAATACTTTACGGTCATTAAAAACCCTATTATAGATATTCAATAAAGCCTTTTGTTCTTCTCCTGTTACTTGTTTTAGTTTACCAATCCTTTCACTTAAATAGTTGTACTCATTTTCTGTAAGGCAGTTCGGTTTATAAGAAGGAAATAAGGCATTTAATTTATTTTTACGTTCGCTGCACCCACAATCGTCTCCAGCAACAAACTTTACAAACTTTCTTATACCAGTAGCTTTTGTAAACTTTTCTATTTGGTCTCCTAAACCTTTACTTGCTTCAGCGTGGTTCTTCTTCCACTCTTTGTAAGCCTTACTTCTTTTGTCTCCTTTAAATTTTGTCATAATCTCGGTTTTTATAATTTTTATAGGTTTCCCCTATCTTTTGTTCTACATCTTGTTTACAATTCTTTATTGTATTAAATACACTAACCCAACTTATCTTAGTTCCTGCTGCTATCTTACGAATAGACAGCCCACTATCTCTATAGACCTTAAAAAGTTTTCGGTCATACCATGACCAATCTTCTGCTATTTCATCTATCAATAAACAAACAGAATGAAAAGCTTCTTGTTCTTCTAAATTTGTTTGGTTTGGCAATTGAAGAAGACCTTTGTAGTCATCAATATTTACTATGTCTATTCTTTTTTTAACATTATAATACTGATAGTAAACAGACCTCAGAGAAATATACATATAGCCTCTATGTGCTTTATTATTTTGTATTATGTTTTCAGGAGTTGCATACTTAGAAATACGAATATAAGTTTCCATTACAATGTCTTCGGCAAATACATTCTCGCCAAAACCTTTAACAATATTTATCCATTCTTTATGGTCTTTATAAATAACCTTCAACCAGTCTAATTTATTTGTTTCTTTCATTTTAATTCTTTTACCAGATATGATACTCTCCTGAATTTGGATTAGATAATTGATACGATACTGAATATCTTAATCCGTCTAATAAATGGTCAAATTTTGCTATGGGTGTTTGGCTTTTCTTTTCTAGCCAGACGTAGTTTTTAAGTTCATTAATTAGGTTTTTGCTTTCAGGGTCAATGATTAGTTTATAGTCTTGAATCATTGCAATACCATATACGATTGAACCTTGACCTTTAATTGCAGGGACTATGTTACATGATTGTTTAAGGGAATCTATTAATCTGGGGTCTGCTGAGTCAGCTACAATTAAATCCCTGCCAGCGTGCTTTGCGTTTAACTCTCCTAACTGTGATGCTGTTAGTTTGGTTAGATAGAAACATTCTTGAACGTAGATAATCTTATTTTTTTTATCTATGTTAGTTTTAAGTAGGGTAGAAGGGTCGTTACTAAATCCAAAGTCTTGACCTAGTACAGTTCTACCTATGGTTTGAAACTTTCCAAGTTCCCAGTTCTCATAAATTGCACCAGATAGTTTTCCCTGCAAACCACGACCATAAACATTATACCAATTGAGCCAAAACTTATTGCCTAAATCTGCTTTAGCTTTAGCCTTTAGTATTTCTTGAACAGCTGCTTTAGGTGCAGCTTCATTATCTAAATAAGTAAGGATTACTTTTTGCGTGTCTTTTGCTCCTTCTAGTTCTGTATTAACCCAGAATTCTCCTGTTGGATTAAAATCTAAATAGATAAATTTTGAAGTACGAATAGCTAACTGCTGATAAGATTCAAAGTCAACATTATTACATTCGTTTATAAATAATATATGCCTTCTACTACCCCTTAATTTAGATGGGTTATCACAACTAAAAAATTCAATAAAAGAATTATTAAAAAAATTATAGGTCATTGCTGAACGGTTGTACTGTTCATCTTTCCAGTTGTTAGTCCATTGCATTATCTTTTTAAAGTCTCGAATAACACCACGTTTTAAATGCGGTACTGATTCAGATACAATGCTTATTTCGCTATTAGGATGCGTTGTAGCGTAGTTAATCAGCAAAGGCAATATAGAGAACGTTTTAGATGATGAAGTGCCACCCTGAACGATTCTAATGCGTCTACGTAGTTTCGCTATCTTCTTCTGGGCTGTCGTACTCAATAACATCTATATCCAGTTGTTTAAATATTGGTTGTTCTGCTTGGCTTAATTCCATTGTTTGTTTTACTGCACCGTAAAGAGAATCCATTAAAGCCCTATAGGCTGCTACGTCTCCTTTAAGCCCTTTACTTATCATTGCAAGGGTTAGCATATCTTCTTGGCTTAAATGCTCTGTAAGACCGTTTATAGGGTTCTTAACATCTTTCGCAGCTTCCATCCATTTCTTAACGATATTTGCTCTGCCTAATGCTCCCTTTGGTCTACCCTTTGGATTACCTGAAACTCCTTTTTCCCAGCTCTTTAGATTGTCTTCTTTTGCCATTGTATAATCATTGTTAATTTATTCTTTCAACTTTAAAACATAATGATTCATGAGGTTGCTTACTTTCATTTATTAAGCAGTCAATCATTTGTATTATATATTCTCTATGATTTTTATTTTTCGTGTATTCTAATACGGTTTTGTAGTACTTTATTGTTTTAACCTTTTGCGTTTTATTCATTGTATATTGTTAAGCATAAATCTATAAGCGGTAAGTAAAGCACATAATCTGTACAGTTCTTTTGTTCGTAATGTCTAAAGCCAAATAAGATTCCAGGATAAAATCCAAGTGTCAACTCCCAATCATTATCCATTACGTTTAATTTTTTTAGCAGAAACAGATAAAACTGCTGTTATTAGTTTGCCTTGACTGAGGAGGCGGTAATTAAAGAACGTATTCTGTTTTTTCATATATCTTATTGTTAATCTTAATTTCTAATTTTGAATCTAGTTTTTGCATTCTGTC